GCCTAATTGTGTCTATTGCGAGAAGTCTAAACATCTTGTAAAGTCACTAGGCTTTGAATACAAAGAAAAGATGTTCGGTAAAGATTTTACATCTCCCGAACAACTTTACGAGGCCGTAGGTAAACAAGTTAGAACTATGCCTCAAATATTAATTGATGATAAACATATCGGTGGTTACAACGAACTTGTTGAATACTTTGCTGATAAAGGTTTAGTAAACTTTAAGGGTGAAAAAATATAATGGCAAAACAAGTTTATTCTTCACATGATTGGCGTAAGAACACAGATGACGCTATTATAGTAGATGATAGAGAATTTGAACAATTGAAAGTAAATAATAGTAGAGTTATATTTACTAATCCAAAGACATTAAAACAAGAGTCTGTTGATGTGTCAAGGTTGATTAGAGTCTTTGTAAATAATAGAGATGATCTAAAAAGGAGTGTTAAGTAATGCACAAGTTAAATACTGTTTTATTATTAGTACTATTGACTATAGCAGTATGTAATTCAATTGCTATAAAAAAACTAAATGATGAAGTGTTTTGGCCTGATGGCATAATGAAACCACTAAACAAATGATGGCAGATAAAAAAGATACACCTGACAATATAATATTGTTTCCTAAAATTCCTATGAGAAGACCTAATCAAAAGGCAATGGAATTAGACGCTAAACGACAGGAGATGATGAGATTACAACATAACAAGGTTTATGTACAGGCAATATCTGAACAGTTAACAGAGTCAATGCTATTGACATTAAGAGATGAGAATATTAATATAACAGACAAAACGTTTTTAAGTGACTATAAACTATCACTAGAGGCGATTAAGTCTATGTTGTTAAGACAAGTACATATGAAACACCCTTTACAAGAAAGAGTTGATAGGGCTGTTACAACAAAAGGTGAAGGTAAAGATGTTTATGCTATTACTATTGACTATAAAAAATTTTAAGAATTCCATAAAGCACTTTGGGATAGTTGCTAATGCTGGCAAAGTTAGTAACTTTAATCAATGCCATACAAGAAGGAGTGAATTGAATGTTTAAATCATTATTCGCAAATGACTCATTAAGAGTTGTAACTAAAGCAAAAAAAACTGAAACTAGAGGCAGAAAAACTTTGTCAAAAAGACAAAAAGTTTTAAACCTTTTAACAAAAGGTGAGTCTGTGACTTGGAAAACTCTAAGGAACAAATTTGATCTAGTATCACCTAGAGCACTTGTTGATACTTTAAGAGCAGAAGGTAACATGATCTATGTTAACCAAACTGCTAAAGGTACTTCATACAGAATGGGTGTACCAACAAAAGCGATCATCGCTGCTGGTATCAAAAAATTATATGGGACTCCGTTCGCATATAAAAATGCCTAATACTCAACGAGTATAAATAGATGTATAGGGGTAGGGAGACTTACCCCTTTACATAACAACATGAGGAGGGCATTATGCCAATGACAACATCACAATTACATGGTATGGATACAGCAGGTTCATCTGCTCCATTACTACATGAAATTCTAATCAAAGTAAACAACGCCAAAGACAAACCAAAGAAGATTGAAGTATTAAGAGAAAACGATTCAGTACCTTTAAGACAAGTACTGAAAGGTGCTTTTGATCCTAAAATCAAATGGGATTTACCAGAGGGTACGCCACCATACAAAGAGAATGACGCACCAGCAGGTACTGAACATACAACACTACACCAAGAAGCCAGAAGACTATGGCATTTTGTAGAAGGCGCTGATCAAAAACTTTCTAAATCCAAAAAAGAAACTATGTTTATTCAAATGCTAGAAGGCCTACATAAAGATGACGCTAAACTTTTAGTTGCAGTTAAAGATAAAGAACTCAACAAAGTATATAAAGGTTTAACTGATTCTGTGGTTAAAGACGCATTTAGATGGAACGAAGAATACAAAACCATCGGATAACATAAATATTATAGAGTGATTCTATAAAATTCAACTATAGGGTGTATTGACAAGATGTCGCACCCTATAACCCATTGATATATCTACATTATTTGTCCATTTTTTGCTTGATTCATACGCTAAATTATGTTATATTTAAGTATGAAAACAACAAAAAAGGAGATTATACTATGTCAAAAGTAAAACAATGGGCAGAAAATACTGCCGAACAAAAAGTTGATACTATTATCGCTAAACTTACATCTGGCGAAATAGATAGATCAACTGCTAAGACTAAAATTATGAAAGTTGATAATTTAGAATTAGTCGGAATTGATGAACACAATGTTGATGAAGTTATTTACGAGGCTCACGCTAATGCGTAAATCATTTTTTATATTATTTTTGTTATTCATCTACACATGGTCTTGGTCCATATTCAATGTTGCCAAGGCTGATGATTATAACACGGCTGTAATAAGTCACGTTATATCAGAAAAGATTAAAGGCACAAATATTGATACATCATATATTATGGAACAAGAAATAGAAAAACTTGCCCATAAATTTATGATTGATTCAGTTACTATATTACAGGCATATTTACCTCAAATAATAGAGGGTATTGCTGCTGATTTAAGATTACAACTTGACGAAAAATATAAGGAACAAATTTTAAATGGTAACAACTAAAAAATCTAAAGCACTTAAACTTAAAAGAAAACTTATAAGAGAACTGTCTGGTAAGCGTAAATATATTTCAACTTACAAAGACATAAAAACTTATTTCAAGTTATTCAATTCAGCACTATTTGATAGTAAACTTTCACCTTTTGGTCAAGTAGAAATCAAAGACCTAAAAAGACAAAAATGTATAGGTCAAGTTGTTGTATTAGAGTGGAAAAGAGCAGGTACTAGATTGTACAAACTAGAGATGTTGCCTTCTTATCCTAACAAAAAAGATTTCTTGGATACGCTAGTCCATGAGATGGTACATTTATATCAAATGCAGAATTTAGGCGATACAGGTAACCACAATGATTTATTCTGGTCCTTTGAACCTAAAGTAAACTACATCGGTTTACGATTATAAAAGAAAGTTATATTATGAGAGGTGAGAAGAATCATATTGACGAGTGGTTACAGAAACAAATCAAAAAAGGTATTACTATTATTGAAAAAGTATTAGACAATAATATTAATGAGTGGGAATTATATTATACAGGACATCTACAAAAAGATATACTAACTAATTTTCCAGGCAGAACAAGTAAAAAGATTTTCAAAGGTTATAGAAACCATTTGAATAACAATAACCTTGTGTTTATACAAAAGAAGTTTGAAGAACACGGTTATGAATATTATGTAAAGAGAGGTATATAATGAAACTATTGAAAAAACATAAAGAAATACTAAACGAATTAATCAAAGGTAAAGGCTTCTGGAAGACGCCTACTCTACCTAAAGATTACAAAGACAAAACAAGTGTGCTAGATATACTTGTGCCATTGTACTTAAAAGGCTTATTAACATTTCAAAGACAATACGACATCCCACTAATCGGACCTAGTAACGAACACATGGTCAGATACAAATGGTATGATGTTATGATTGATAAAAAGAAAACAATAAAAGACTTAAAAAAGGTGGTTAAAGATGGGCAAATCATATAATTGGCATAGACTAGCAAATAAGGCTTGGTTCTATACAAAGGTATTTTTTACAATATTGACATTATGCGTTGCTGCTTATGCCTACGGTACATACAATCCTAACAAAACAGCGAAGGCTCAAGTCAACGAAGAACTTGATTTATTCTATATGAAAAAGATAGAAGAAATGGGACTACAAGAGCCTGAATTTACATACAGCAATGATATTCAATTTATACGTGCTATGCACAAATGTATAAACTATATTAATTTTTCATTACCTAAAGATCAAAGAGTACCATACGAGATGATTATAGGTCAGGCTGCGTTAGAGTCTGGTTGGGGTAATAGTAGATTTGCAGTAAAAGGTAATAACTTATATGGCATTAGAACATGGACAGAATCAACACCACACTTATTACCACAAGGCATTGAGAAGTGGCCTGGTTGGGGTGTAAGAGTATTTGCTAGTAAATGTGATAGTGTTAAAGAGTATGTAAGATTGCTTAACAATCATAATGCTTACAAAGAGTTTAGAGTATTAAGGCAAAAGATGTTAGATAAAAATCAACAACTTGATTCTATACAACTTATCAAAACTTTAGATAAGTTTTCTACTACAGCAGATTATGACAAAAGAGTTATAAGAATGATAAAGAAAATAAGAAAACTAGAGGAGAGTAAATGACAGTAGAGCATGGTTTGTTAATGGGCTTCATAGGTTGCTCAGTAACAGTTATAGGTTTCTTTGTTGCATATTTAATTGCAGGCAGAAATCATATGAAAAAATATAAGAAAAAAGTTAAAGGTCCTATGGATGATTTAATGAAAGATATGCCTGGGTGGAAAGCAGATGATTGTCAATGAGTTATGCTCAATCAGATAACCACAAAAGAAACGTAAGAACTTTAGCAGAGAATGCTCAAGGCAAAAAGATGACACGTAAAGTTGATACATGGGAATACGAATCACTTGCAGATTGTATTAGAATGGATCAAGTACCTACAAACGAAATCGCAGAA